CAATATGATTCAAAAAATCTTTTTCATACTTGTAGGCTTCGGGGCATTGGTCGCACTTGAATGGGCGTTCCTCACCCTTCTCCATAGTCCCTTCTATCGTCCCTGAATCTCCTGTCTCTTTCTGATGGTTATGTAGTTCCCTTCCAGTCTGGAACTGGCCACCACAACCTGCACACCATTGCACCCTTTCCTTCTCTTCAGTCTTCTCCTCTTCAGGTGGCTTCTCTTCGGGCGGCTCTTCTGCTGGCTCCTCTTCTGGCGGTGCTTCTGGCTCCTCTGGCTCTTCAGGTTCCTTCGGTTCTTTCTCCTTTGGTTCTGGCTCCTTCTCAGAACCGTCCTTACTGTCCTTACCGTCCTTATCCTTGTCCTTGCCCTTCGGCTTCTTAGGCTGTCTGGGCTTGGCAGTGGGCTTGGTCGTGGGCTTCTCTGGAACCTTGCCCTGCCATGCTTGTTCTCCGTCCTTAAAGAGAATGGCCTCATACTCCTGTAGGTCTCTGAAGACCTCTTCAGGTTGGGCGAACCAGTCAATCAGAACGTCTAGGTCTTGGGGTAGGATGTGCTGAAACGTGAAGATGAAAGGCGAATTGGCCAAGATGTCCTTGTTGACATCAGCCGTTCTCCGAGCCGCAAAGATGCCGCCAACCCCGTAGTTGCGCCCAAGGTTGACCAACTCGTTCACCATCGAACCGGGCTTGGATTTATAGCGGTCAATCTCATCCATCACCACCATACAGTTCCCTCTCTCAAGTGCCGAGTAGATTATGTCGTCTACAGTCGCTTCATCAGTCGGAGTGATTTGGTGATACTCCACATTGGGCTTTCCCTCATACTCCGAGAAGTTGCCCAAGGCATCCAATAGGACGAACTGATAGTCCTTCAGGACATCCGATATAAGCACTTTGATGAGATTGGTCTTGCCCGAACCACTCTTCCCAAGGATGGCTATCTTGTCTGAAACGTCTACCTCTATCTTGGGCATCGCCTTCGCCTTGGCTTCGATGGACTTCTCGTCAGTGCTAGCAATCTTCTGGGCTTCTGGTGACATGGACTTCTCCTTGTCCTTCCCCTTCTCTTTGTCTATTCCAATGCGTGGGTCTTTGAGTTCCTCATCCAAGTCTCTCATATCGTATCGTGGCTCGTCACCAAGGCATCTAACACAATCAGCACAATCGCAACCGCCCTCATCCGTTATGTCGCAACAACTAGGCCCACAGTCTTCTGGCACATCTTCTAGAGTCGTGTCGTCTATGTCTCCACCCTCTTCCTTCATAGACTGTTGCTGTTGTGGCTTCTGTTGCTGTGGCTGTTGCTGTTGTGTCGGTGAGATGGTCTCGGTTCCAGATGGCATATACTGGCCTTGGCTAAAGGGTGTGACGTTCTGTTCGGTAGTAGGATTCAACTGTTGAGAGGGGTCGTTCTGTTCTTGCATTGAAGTCTGCGGAGTGCAAAGGCCAGACTCAATGAAAGATTGAGCCAGCCGTTGGTAGGAACCCTGAAGGTGTTCGATGACCCCAGAATCAATGAGAATCTGGACATCCTTGGCCATCTCTTCTGCGTTCTCATAGTCCTCTCCACCCTCTATCCTATTGATTATCTCAAGAATCTTTGGGTCATAAGGCCCGATTTCTTCTGGCTTCTCATAGACATCGGCCATGCCCAAACTCTGGGCCAAGGCTGTGCAAGATGGACACATCTCTTCGGGCGTGTTGGGGTCGCAAGTGCATTCGCCCTCTTCAAAGGCCGTCTTGCTGTCCATGCTTCCTGTTCCACCACAATACTCACACGGATATTCGCCGCTTTTAAAGGGGTCTTTCTTGAATTGGTCTGTCAAGACACCAGACCCCAGACACTTGGGACACAGCACACTGGTTCCGTCCTCTTCAAACCTGATGGGGTCAGAAGGAGAGGAGCCTACTCGATGGTTAGGCCAATCTAAGGTCTTCTTTACCGACTTGTCACTCAACTTTCTCACCCTTTAGATAGGCTTCTGCCTTCTTAAGAAGGTTTGGGTCGTCTTTGAACGCTCCTAGACCTACATTACAAGTGTTACATAGCACCCCTCTTATTGTGCTCGTCTTATGGTTGTGGTCTAAGTGCTTATCCTTTCCTTCAACTGGTTTACCACAAATTGCACAAACAGAACTGAGGCTCCTTACAACTTCGGCCTCTACTGGATTTATCCCTCTTTTCTTCCACATGGCTTTTCGAGATTGAAGTCTGTATTGAGGTCTGTTGTGGTCTCTCCACCACTGTTCATATTCAGGATTCTGCTTCCCATTCGGAAGGAGTGAAGGTGGCTTATCGGACATACTAATGTTTTTAAGGCTCTTCTGCTATTTAAAGCCTTGGGATGGGTAGCGACTTAGTAACACTCTTGCTACCACAGACAAACGAGAGTGGGTCTGCTCCGTGAGGGCAGATGGCAGTTACCCATCCCACCACCCTAACCTGAATCCTTAAATAGCCAGAATCCTTAAATACCTTCGATAAGGATGTCTGCGGCACAAGATTCCAAACAGGACGAGAATGCGATAGTTCGCGCACTACGAACCGCAAGGATAATTGGCCCAAGACAGACAGGTTCTCCAAGAAGTCTGGACGACCCTACCCTTTCTGCCTCTTACAAACCACCTACCGAAGTGCAGATAGGGCAAATCGAGAGGGGTGAGGCTTGGTGGAGAGACTTCGCTTGGGAAGAGTATGCGACTAAAGAACTCCCGGGACTTGGACTTGGGTTCACAGTCTATCCTTATGTCGCTGTATGGGAGAAGATATGGGGTGCAGTCCCGACAGAAGACTATGAGAAGTATAAACAATACTACGTTCAGGAGCCTTTCATTAGGGCTACGATAGACTTCCACACCCAGATGACCATCTCTCAAGGCTACGAACTAGACTATCCACTACCGATTGTGATTCAGGATGTCAAGCAATTTCTTGAGCGCCACGACTTCCTCAACCTACTCAAGATAATGGTGAAGGATATGCTAGTCTTCGGCAACTCCTACACAGAAGTTGTGCGAACATGGTATTGTCCCGAAACTGGTCACGACCTTGAGGCTCTCAGAATTTCTTATGAGACCGATGGGAAAGAAGGGAAGAAGGGTTACTGGTGGACAGACAGAATGGACATTGCGGCTAGGCACGACAAGATGTATCCTACCCACAAACTGGAAAATCCTTACGGAGAAGTCACCAGATTCAAGCCACTCGACCCCATGTATATGCGGGTCAGAAGGGATGCCTATGGAACCATCCTTGGATACGTCCAATACTACGTCTTCCCTCTAGTCACCTTCTTAGCAGATGAGATGATTCACCTTCGCTATATGCCCACTTCATGGACGTATGAATCGGTTTACGGTGTCTCGATGCTACGCCCCATCCTCTTCCATCAGGAACTCATGAAGAACTACGAAGAGACGATGGGAGCCATCATGAACGTCTTCCTCAAGCCCATGTTCCTAGTCCATGTCGGTGTCTCCGACCAAGGCGTGGTAGGACAGGAAGTGACCACAGCCCAATATCAGTCAGTGAGGAAATACTTCCAGACTAGCCAGCCGGGGCAGTCCATAGTCGTGAGGGCCGCTACCCCGATAAAGGTAGAGCCAATCAACCCACCCATTGACAGAATGCAGTCCACATCCTTCTGGCTTCAGTGGCTTCACAACATGAGAACCTACGCTCTCTCAGTGCCGAAGTTCTTCACAGACCCCGCAGGTCTGAACAGGGCCACAGCCCAGACGGTAGAGAGAGGATACTTCACATTCATCAACAGCAACCGCCAGTCCTTGAACAGCCAACTAGAGAGGACGGTGATGATACTGGTCATGAGGTCTCTGTATGGCAAGGTTGCAGACGAACTGATTAAGGAGTATGATGTTCCGAAGTTCATCTGGAAGCCAGTTAAAGAGGACTCCCTAGAAGACAAGGCCAAGACCTATATGCCCCTGTATGCCAGTCGCATCCTCACAAGGGATGAAGTCAGGAAGGCACTCGGCTTCGAGCCTATAGATGAGGACGAGTTGGGAGAA